ATATCACTGACGAAATGGGTCGTATTGTAGGCATAGGAAGAGAATTATGACTAATCCAAATAATAATAAACACTTTAATGATGAAGCTCTAAGAATCAATAGGATTTTAAAGAAAGAAAATGATGCTCTTAAAGAACAAATTAAAGAACTTTTAGAAATATTAGGAGCAGATTTTAAAGAAGAAGAAAAAGAAATAATATATGATGATTGGTTAAAAGAATATAATAAGGAGCATAATAATGAGGACACAAGGAATATTTAAATATCATGTACCATGCCAAGCGTGTGGATCAAAAGATAATAAAGCAGTGTATGAGCATATTGACGGTGAGTTATCTGCTTATTGCTTTGGGTGTGGAGACTATGCTGTTGAAGGTAGTCTTCCTATAATTAATAATAAGGAGTATAACATGTCACTAGAAACAGTGCAACAAGTAAATGAGTTCCCTGTAAGAGGATTCAAAGAGCGTTCTATAACTAAGAATGTTACTGATAAGTACGGTGTTAAGGTAGGTTATAGTGAAGAAGACGGTACTACTATACAGTATCATTACTACCCTACTACACGTAACAATGAAGTAGTAGGTTACTCAAGAAGAGAAGTAGCTACAAAGAAGTTTATAGCTATCGGTGATACTAAGAATGACGTACAGTTGTTCGGTCAATCTTTATTTCAACAAGGAGCTAAGAAGTTAGTAATAACTGAAGGCGAGTTAGACGCTATGTCTGTACAACAGATGTATGCTAACAAGAACAACGAGTACCCTGTTGTATCTATAACTAACGGTGTAGGTGGTGCTAAGAAACAAATAGCTGCTAACTTAGACTGGATTAACTCATTCGAAGAAGTAATATTTATGTTTGATGCATATGATGTAGGTAAGAACGCTGCAGATGAGTGTGCTAAGTTAATAAGAACAGGCAAGGCTAAGATAGCAACGCTAGGTAGACACGGTAAAGATGCATCAGACTATTTAGTAAGCAGTCATCTACGAGAATTAGATGATGCTGTCTGGAGAGCACAAGAGTATAGCCCTGCAGGTATTATTAACAGTGCATCTACATGGGAAGAGTTCAGTAAAGATATGCGAGAAGATAGCGTACCGTACCCCTCTTGCTTTTGTGATGTAAACACACTGACTTACGGTAGAAGAACAGGTGAGTTAACTATCTTTACTGCAGGTACAGGTACAGGCAAATCAAGCTTTATTAAAGAAGATATCTATCACTTGCTTACAACAACACAGCATCAGATAGGTATTGTATCGCTTGAAGAGTCAGTTAAAGAAACACTAGATGGGATTATTGGTCTACACTTAAACAAACGAATTAACCTTCCAGATACCCCCTTCGATAGAAAAGGTAAAGAAGGTAAAGACGCTTGGGAAACAGTAGCAGGTAACGGTAGATTTACTTTACTAGACCATCAAGGTTCTTTAGCAGACAACAGCTTAATGGATAAGATAGAGTATCTTGCAGCAACAGGCTGTAAGTTTATTTATCTAGACCACATTACTATTGCTGTCAGTGAAGTTGACGGTGATATTAATAGAGGTATGGATCGAGTCATGTCAGACTTACTTAAGTTATGTAAGAAGTTTGATGTATGGGTTGGCGTAGTATCTCACTTAAGAAAGACAGGCATAGGCTCTATCTCTTATGAGGAAGGTGCTGATGTTACAGAAGATAGTCTTAAAGGTTCTGGCTCACTTAAGCAGATAGCCTTTCAGATTATAGCGTTCTCTAGAAATAAATACGCTGAAACAGAGGACGAGAGAAACCAAGTAAGAATAAGCGTACTCAAGAATAGATTCACCGGCAAAACAGGTTACGCAGGCTCTGCTAAGTACAACGAACACACCGGCAGACTAGCTAACACCAAAGCAAGAGCAGATGAGTTTACTATTGAGGAATAATAAATAATAATAAGGAGTTAGTATGAAATATATATTCGATATAGAAGCTAATGGATTACTTAATCAAGCTGATAAAATATGGTGCATAACACTATACAGTTTAAATGCAAGTAAATCAGAGACTTTTACAGATGAGTTAGATACACATCGTTCTATAAGTGCTGCATTAAATATAATGGCAGAAGCAGAAATGCTTATCGGTCATAATGTTTATGCTTACGATTTTCCTTTACTAGAAAAAGTTAAAGGTTGGAAATACAGCGGTAGGATTTTAGATACCCTACTACTATCACAGCTACTTAACTTTGATAGAGGAGGACACGGTCTAGCTCAATGGGGTGAACGGTTTGGAATACCTAAACCTAAACAAGAGCAATGGGAGTTCTTTGAGAAGTCAATGTTACACCGTTGCAAAGAAGATGTAGAGATAAATAAGAGAGTATATGTGAGGCTCAAACAAGAGTTCCAAGTGTCTAAGATACCCGGAAGTGTTGTTAAGATTGAGCAAGAAGTAGCTAGGATTAGCGCTGAACAGGTTAAGAATGGTTGGTTAATGGATGTAGAACTAGCACAGGAATACTTTGAACACTTGTCTAGTGAGTTAAGTAGATTAGCTAATAAGATAGAACCATTATTACCTATGTCATTAAAGCGACTTGATCCAATAGGAAAGACAATAACACCTAAGTATACTAAGAAAGGAGAGCTACATGCTCATTTAAAGAAATACTGGGAAGACTATGACTTTGGTTATATGAATAGAGAAGGTAGGTTAGGAGGTGATTACTCTCGTATTACGTTTATTAAACCTACAATGACACAACACGCCTTGATAAAAGACTTCTTACTTAAACAAGGATGGAAACCTACTACATGGAATAGTAAAATAGAAGATGGTAAGACAGTTAGAACGTCACCTAAATTAACTGAAGATAGCTTTGATTCTATTGAAGGAACTATAGGACAAGACTTAGCAATGCACATGGTATACAGCCACAGAAGAAACGCACTCAAGTCTGTTAAAGGAAACACAGGCTGGTTAAACACAATAAGACCAGACAACAGATTAGAATGTATACCAATGACATTAGGTGCTGCAACAGGTCGTATGCGTCATCGTAACTTAGTTAATGTACCGTCTGTTAACGCTACGTTTGGTAAAGAGTTAAGACGATTATTCATAGCACCACCAAACAAAGTACTAGTAGGTTGTGACTTAGCCTCAGCACAGTTAAGATTACTGGCTGCAGCTATGGGAGACCCTGACTATAACAAGACTGTTATTGATGGTACTGAAGAAGAAGGTACTGATATACACTCTGTTAATGCAAGGATCGCAGGCTTACCTAACAGGAAACTAGCTAAGACATTTATATATGGTTTCTTATTCGGAGCAGGCGACCAGAAAACTGCTAGTGATTTAAACATAAGCACGTCAGAAGCTAAAGACTTAAAAGCTAAATTCCTTAGAGGACTACCCGCCTTAGGTAGCTTAAAAGATAGGCTTGAAAATCAATTTGAGCGTAGTAAAAACAAATATATTATCGCTCAAGACGGTAGAAAGATACTAGTAAATAGTAAACACAAAGTACTTAATTACCTATTGCAAGGTAACGAAGCTATTCTTACAAAGAACTGGATGGTGTTATCAGATAAGAAAATAAGAGAAGAAAAGATAGATTGTAAGTTGTTAACCGTAATGCATGATGAACAAAACTTTGAATGTAATCCCCTACATGCAGAAAAACTAGCTATAATTCTGGAAGAGACTGCTACTGAAGCAGGTAAGCTACTAGGATTTGAATGTAGAATGGATGGTTCTAGTAAGATAGGAGAGAACTGGTTAGACATTCACTAGGAGACAACATGTTAGCGGAAGAAATAGCAAGACACTACAGAGGTGTGTTGCAAGATGAAAGAATAGATTTAAATGTAAGAGAAGATAAAACAGTAGAGCCTGGAAATTTATTTATAGCAGGCTGGTGTGACGGAGAAGACTTAGACTTCCCTATTGAAATATCTTTTGTAGTAAACAATGAAAGAGATGAATTATTTTTTGATGAGCTAGGACTCGCTGCATTACACAGAGAGTTTTGTTACACGCTTAATCATGAGCTAGTTCACTTAGAACAGTTCATAGATAACTTTGAATACAATGAAGAAGAAGCCTATGAAAGAGAAAGCACCTTTGATTTGTTATCGGATCGAATTGTTTTATCACCATACACTTACGATATAAACAGGAGTTGAAATGAAGATAATGTATACAGACGAAGAGCTACCACAAGGTAGTGAAGAGTGGTTAAAGCTTAGAAAAGACTATGGCACTGCTAGTGAGGCTGCATCAGCTTGCGAGGTATCTCCATGGAGCCCTAAGAATAGATACGAACTGTATCAATTAAAGACAGGTGATTTAAAAGTTAAGATGAACTTTGCTATGCAACACGGCAATCACTACGAACAAGAAGCAAGAGAAGCATTTCAGAACGACTTTAATAAGTTATACGAGCCATGCTGTATAGCTAATGAAATAGAAGGACTACCGTTAATGGCATCACTAGACGGTAGAGAGATATTATCAGGTAAATCTATACTAGAGATTAAATGCCCCTTAAAAGGTAATGAATCTCCACTATGGAACACTATGTTATTGGGCGAAGACCTACCCATACAGTATCAATTACAAATGACCCAGCAGATGCTATTAGCTGAGGTAAAATCGTGCCACTTTTGGGTATATTGTGCACACAGCAAACAAGGATTGTACAGAGAGTTTAAGCTAGGTAAACGCCTGACTAAACAATTACTAGAAGGTTGGAAAGAATACTTTAAAGGAATACCAGAGCCTGCTATAACAGATGTAGTAGTAGAAGACTCTGATGAATGGAATACGGCTGCTTACGATTATATAGAAGCAAAAGAAAGAGCAGACAAAGCAAACTATCTGTTGACAGCGTCTAAAGAAAAGCTAATTGAATTAGCTGATGGACAATCACGCAGAGGTAACGGAGCTCTTGTTAAGATAACTGACAAGGGAAAGGCTAGTGTCCGTAAATGCTAGCCATTGGACAGGGTTAGTTCCAGACCCTGAAACCAATATAGGTTTTGTTTATATGATAACTTGTTTGACTACTAATAAGAAGTACATTGGTAGAAAAACATTTTGGAAGATGGCACCACCTAAGAAACGATCTCTAAGGAACCCTATTAGGGATAAAGGTTCTGACAAGTGGCGAGACGACTGCTGGTTAGAATCCGACTGGAAGAAGTACACAGGGTCATCTAAAAGTTTTAATGAACATATATCTGAACAAGGCAAGGATAACTTTGTGTTTTGTATTATGGAGCAGTACAAGAGTAGTGCATCCATACATTACGCTGAAGCTAGACTCCTCATGGATAAACGAGCATTAGAATCAGATGAATACTATAACAAAAATATAGGTGCAGTTAAGTTTGTACCTCCACAAGAAGTTAGGAGAACTTTAATATGAAAACAAAAAGAGATACACTACCAAATGATTATCAAAACTTTATTGCTCTTAGCAGGTATGCAAGATGGTTACCTGAAAAGAACCGTAGAGAGACGTGGAAAGAAACAGTAGCACGTTACTTTGATTTCATGGAAGAACACTTAAAAGAAAATACTGATCATGAGCTAGACTCTGTAACTAGAAAGATACTAGAGGAAGCCGTATTCAATTTAGATGTAATGCCAAGCATGAGAGCACTAATGACAGCAGGTAAAGCCTTAAAGCTTAGTAATATAGCAGGCTATAACTGTGCGTACCTTAGTGTAGACCACCCTAAAGCGTTTGATGAATGTCTATACATTTTAATGAACGGCACAGGTGTAGGTTTTAGCGTAGAAGAAGAACAAGTAAAGAAGTTACCTGAAGTAGCCTCAGATATAGTAGAAGTAGATGATACGATCGTTGTCCAAGACAGTAAAGAAGGATGGCAATCAGGTTATAGAAAATTAATAAGATATTTATTTGATGGTGAAATACCTAAGTGGGATATGTCTAAAGTCAGAAAGAAAGGAGCAAGGCTTAATACCTTTGGTGGTAGAGCTAGTGGTCCAGAACCTTTAGCAGAACTATTTCAATTTACAGTAGGTATATTTAAAGAAGCAGCAGGTCGTAACTTAAACTCATATGAGTGTCATAGGTTAATGTGTAAGATAGCAGAGGTAGTAGTTGTAGGTGGTGTACGTAGGTCAGCACTTATATCTTTATCTAACCTAAACGATGAGCGTATGAGACACGCTAAGTCAGGACAATGGTGGACAGACACACCTGAGATGGCGTTAAGTAACAACAGCGTATGCTACACAGAGAAACCAGACATGGGTATCTTTATGAAAGAATGGTTATCACTATACGACTCTAAATCAGGTGAGCGTGGCATTTTTAATAGAGAAGCAGCTATAGCAACTGTAAAGAAAATAGGTAGACGAGACGTTAATCACGACTTCGGTTGTAACCCGTGTAGTGAAATTATATTAAGAGATGGACAGTTCTGTAATCTTACTGAAGTAGTAGTAAGAGGAAGCGACACGCAAAAAGATATTATGCGTAAAGTAAGACTAGCTACTATACTAGGAACTTTCCAAGCATCTCTTACTAACTTAAAACGATTAAGAAAGAAGTGGACTATTAATACTAAAGAAGAGGCACTACTAGGTGTATCGCTTACAGGTATTATGGACAACTCTTTTATGAATGGAAGTAATACTGATAGAGGTCATCACGGTAAGAAAAGCTTACCAGACTTCTTAGCAGCTCTGCGTAAAGAGACTGTTAAAGTTAATAAAGATTGGTCAGAGTTATTAGGTATCCAACAAGCAACTGCTACTACTGCTGTTAAACCCAGCGGTACAGTAAGCCAGCTAGTAGACTCAGCGTCAGGCATACACCCTAGACACCATGACCATTATATCCGTAGAGTTAGAGCAGACTCTAAAGACCCTATCGCTCAACTCATGATCGATCAAGGCATACCTTGTGAAGATGATGTAATGAAGCCTGATAGTGTTAAGGTGTTCTCGTTCCCTATGAAATCACCTGAAGGTGCTGTACTAAGGAATGACAGAACAGCTATAGAGCAGTTAGAACTCTGGTTAACATATCAGAGACATTACTGTGAACACAAACCAAGTATAACTGTAAGTGTAAAGGAGCACGAATGGATGCAGGTCGGTGCTTGGGTATACGAACACTTTGATGAAGTGTCAGGGGTAAGTTTCTTACCTCATTCCGACCACACTTATCAGCAAGCACCTTACGAAGATTGCACGAAGGAAGAGTACGAGGCATTAGAAAAAGTAATGCCAAAAAACTTAGACTGGACGTTGATAAGTCAATATGAGCTGGAAGATACTACAACAGGAAGTAAGACTTTAGCATGTACAGGAAATGTATGTGAAGTAGTGGACCTCACAGAAGAGGAGCTCGCTGTTTAATTATATAGGAGATATATATGTTAGAAAAAATAAAGAACGGAGCTGACGGTGCAATAGACGTTGGTATTAAGTTAATTAGTTTGTCAATCATATTACAAGTTATCTTTGGACCAAAGGTAGCTTTCTTAACTGGAGATGTAATTGGCTCTATACTAGGTATAGTATGGAC